CGAATAAGCGACAGGCAGAGATATTTTTCACAAGGGCGGAAGAAGCTAAAAAGGCCGCAATGAATAACAAGTCCCGACCTTTCTTTGGGTTTAGTGACACAGAGGATAAGACATTGGGGCAGGTGTTTTTTAGGGCGTTGAAATGAGCGCGAGAGAAGATATAGCGAAAAACATAGTAACTACTTTAAAGGCAGTTAAACAGCCTGTAGACATTAAGTATGTTACTAGAGAACCATTCGATTTTGAGAAGCTATCGAATGCTCAGTACCCTGCTATACTTGTCAGAAGCGCAGACGAAGATAGAGAGGATTCAACGCTAGGCGGTTCGCTAACACAGCGGATGGCCACAATTAACTATCAGCTGATCTGTTATGTAAAAGCGGCTAACATAGATAGCGCGAGAAACAATATAATAGAGGCTGTTGAAGAAGGCTTGGACACTGACAGGACTAGGGGCGGCTATGCCATAGATACCCAGATAGTCAGTGTTGAGATTGATGAAGGTTCTATAGATCCTATTGGTGGCGTTATAATTACTGTAACGGTGTTATATCAATACCAGAGGGGAACAACTTAACTTAACTTTTAAAGGTGATTTATTATGGCAACAACAACTGGTTCAAGCGGTGTAGTTAAGGTTGCGACTTCTGGCGGTTCTGTTGCCGTAGTAGGAGAAGTGCGCAGCTATACTTTTGACGGAACTGCTGACACTATTGAAGATAGCGTTATGGGTGATTCTGCGCGTAGCTACAAAGCAGGATTAAAAACCAATACCCTGACTGTAGAGTGCTACTGGGATGAGGCTGACGCTCCACAGGGGCTGATGGATGAAAGAGCTTCTGTTGATTTTGAACTCTATCCAACTGGAACTGGCACTGGCGAAACTTACTTTTCGGGTAGCGGTATTGTTACTAGCCGATCTGTCACTGCTTCTTTTGATGGAATGGTAGAGGCCAGCTTCTCTATTCAGTGCAGTGGAGCAGTAACCGAAGCAACAGCGTAACCAGGGGATGAAATCATGGGACTAGCGAAAGAATTACGCAATAGGCGGAAGTTAAATGCGCGCGAAGTATTAGTACCTGCATGGGGTGACGAATCTGGAGCGTTTAAGTTGTATTGCAGAGCTATAACCTGTTACGACCTAGATCAGCTACAGAAGAAGCACCCTAACTTTCTGAACAATACGACTGTGGGGGCTATGGTCGACTTAATTGTTATGAAGGCAGAGGACGAGGCAGGCAACAAGCTGTTTACATCGGCAGAAGATCGCATAGATTTGATGGGTGAAGAAACCTCGGTAATATCCGAAATAGCCAATCAAATGTTTGCTGATGTTCAGTCTGTAGAGGCCGCTGAGGGAAACTAAGAGCCGATCCGTCAAGGATGAATCTAATTGCTTTGGCTGATCGGCTTCACAAAACCATCGAGGAGATTGAGCAGATAAGTTTATCTGAGTTCAACGAATGGATGGCGTATTACAAAATAGCGAGCGAGTCGAATGGCTGACCAGAATCTAAAAATCACCATCAAAGCCTTTGATAAAACAAAGGGCGCATTTTCTACTGCTACTAGCGGCATTAAGAAGGTCGCAGGTGCAGTATTCAGTCTTAAGACCGCAATCGCTGGCGCGGTAGGTGCTGGCGGTCTAGGTCTTCTAGTTTCACAGTCACTAAAATCAACTGATGCACTTGCAAAAACAGCATCAAAAATAGGCACTACTACAGAAGCATTAGCAGGGCTAAGATTTGCCGCAGAATTGACAGGCGTATCTACTCAGACCATGGATATGGCTCTGCAACGGTTTACTCGAAGAACAGCAGAAGCGGCAAAAGGAACAGGCGAAGCTAAAGGCGCAATCAGAGAGCTAGGCATTGATGCTAAAGAGTTAAATAGATTGCCTCTTGATGAAAGAATGTTAGTGCTAGCTGATGCTTTTGGCAATGTAGAAAACGAAAGCGATAGACTAAGATTAGCATTCAAACTGTTTGACTCAGAGGGTGCGGCATTAGTTAACACCTTATCGCAGGGCAGAGATGGCCTTGCAGAGATGCTAGGCGAAGCTAAAGCATTGGGGCTTACTCTATCATCCACAGCCGCTAAGGGTGTCGAAGATGCTAACGATGCCTTCACAAAGTTACAGTCGCTATTTAAAGGCGTTAGAGATCAAACTGTAGCCGCCTTAGCTCCTGCCATTGCTTTGTTAGCTGATACATTTAAAAACTTTTTGTTAGAAATAACAGAGGCAGATGGCGGTATTGAAAAATTTGCTAAAGGATTAGCTGTTAACATTCTTGAATCAACGTCTAATGCTTTGATTGGGTTGCAAAAATTCGTCAATGGAACTATTGAAGGCATAAACGCTGTCATAAGGGCAAAAAATAGATTAAAAGATTTTATACCATTTGTTGAGGCTGATTTAAATGAAGGAACAATAGCATTTGTTACCTTTGGTGATGAAGCCGCTAAAGCATTACAGCCACTTATAGAAACAGTCAAAACCTTTGATGGTGAAGTACAAAATCTAACTAATAATATTGGCATTACTGCGCCATCTGCTTTAGATCAATATAAAGAAAGTTTAAAAGAAGTTTTAGATACAATGCCAACGCTAGAGGATAGCATCAAAAGCATTAGTAAAAATGCTATAACTGGATTGACCGATGCTCTAGCCAACGGTATTACTGGCGCGGCTAATTTTGCTGATGCAATTAAAGCTATGGCTAAAAGCGTGGTAGATAGCCTGATTAAGATGCTAATCCAGAAGTATATTGTGGATGCGGCATTCGGAGCTATAACAAGTGCTTTTGGTGGGCAAGGCGCAACCAACAGAGAGTTTGGTTATGGCTCTGCATTGGGATCAAGTGATCCTTTTTCCATGAAGGCTATAGGCGGTTCAGTGCAAGCAGGTCAGCCCTATATGGTAGGTGAGCGCGGCGCAGAAATGTTTGTGCCTAATCAGTCAGGCTCTATTATTCCAAACAATCAGCTAGGCGGTGGCGGTACTGTTATTAACCAGACTATCAATGTAAGCACAGGCGTACAGCAAACCGTACGTGCTGAAATAGCTACACTGATGCCACAGATTGCAAACGCTACTAAACAGGCGGTCGCTGATGCTAGAATGAGGGGCGGTAGTTACTCTAAGTCCCTAGTAGGAGCATAAAATGCCATTAGCTTTCCCTAGTGTCGGGATACAAAGTATCAATATGCGATTAAGGCGGTCTGTTGCAGTTACAGAATCGCCTTTTAGCTATGAACAGCAGGCGCATGATTTTGGTGGTGCTAGATGGGAAGCAGAGATAACCCTGCCGCCTTTGAGCCATGCAGAAGCACGATCAGTCGAGGCATTCATAATCGCCTTAAAAGGGCGTTCTGGCACGTTTACCTTTGGCCATCCACTACACAATATCTCAAAGTCAATTAGCCTTACAGGGGCTACTGCGGTGCGAGATGATACATTATCTGTTAGCGGCTCAAGTGTAGATGCTGGCAATTATTTCCAATTAGGGAATTATCTTTACATGGTGACTGAGGACTGGACAGGTAGTGGCTCAATGTCTATTCAACCGCCTATGAGGGAAGTTGTTGCGAGTGGCGCAACACTAGACTTCTCTTTACCTAAAAGCACATGGCGCATGGCTACTAACGATATAGGATGGTCAACAGACTCAGCCTCCTTGTATGGCTTTTCTTTTGCTTGCGTTGAGGCTCTATAATGAGCAGAGACTTAACATCAGGGATGCAGACTGCCGCTACTGCGGATTTAGTTAGGCCGTTCTTTTTAGTTGATCTGAATTTTACATCAGGTTCTATCTATCTCTGGTCTGGGCAAGGCGATCTAAGCTGGAACAGTAATACCTATTTGGGTGCTGGCGATCTATTATCTATATCTAGCTTTGAAGAAAAAACCGATCTTGGCGCAGTAGGCGCAAGCCTTACTCTGACAGGGATTAAAACATCTTTAGTGCAGAAGGCTAGAGATGAGGACTATCAAGGGCGGTCGGTAGTGATACGTTTAGGCGCGTTTGATGCTACGGCTTCTATCATTAATGATCCAACTACTATTTTCAGTGGGTTTATGGATGTTATGACTATCAGCGAAGGTGCTGATTATTCAACTATCACAGTAGCAATAGAGAATAAGTTACTGCAACTAGAGAAAACAAAAGAGCGCAGATATACGGATAGTGATCAAAAATTAGATTTTCCTGATGACGATTCTTTTGAGTTTGTAGCAAAGATACAAGAAAAAGAAATAGTTTGGGGCAGAAAATCCAGCAGTGTTGGCGGTGGAGGAAGCAGTAGTACAAGATTAGGGGGTCGTCCTG